TTACCTATAGCACCCGAGTTACTACCATGAATTTATTTTGGTTATCACTAGACCCCGAGCGGTGTGCTCAAATGCATTGCGATAAGCATGTCGTTAAGATGCCATTAGAAACAGTACAGATGTTATGTACTGCTCACTGGATACATGGTAATGATGCACCTTATTTACCTGTGCATCACAAACACCCTTGTACTCTGTGGGTAGCACAAACGATAGAAAACTACCGCCTCGCTTGGTGGTTAGGATATTATTTATTTAAAGAGTTTACATACCGATATAACAATGTTCACCAATCAGAGTCGGTATTGTATTCGGTGCGTTGTCACCCTCCTGCTATGACTGCCCGAGGTTACACTAAGTTCCCTCAAGCCATGCCAGAAGAGTACAAGCACCATGATGTAATGGTCGCATATCGTGACTATTATGTTGGTGAGAAAAAAGGTTTTGCTAAGTGGACTGGCAGACCTGTTCCAAACTTTATGCAGAAAGATAAACACTATGGAAACTAAAGATATAAAAATTGATATTGAGACTTACAATGTTCTTCGTCAAGCGGCAGATGCTGAGTGCCGTTCTATACCAATGCAGATCCGTTGGTTAGTTAAAAACTCTAATAGTGGTTCTGTTCCACGTGTGGTGCAAACTCAAATACCTACTATGAGGGTTTGTAAAACTAAACCTAAAAGAGTTAAGGCTCAAGCGAATGCTCAGATAACTAATCCAGATACTAACTTGAATAAAGTTTTAATAATATTTGATAGTGGATTGACTTTATGTAGTAAAGACTTTAGGCATGTAGTCCATGCTTGGGGGGAAGTAGATGCGTCACGTGAGCTAAATGCGCTAGAGAGACGTGGCGATGTGGTTAAGATTGGTAATACCAAACCATATCACTATTGTCTTTCTCCGCTAGGACGTGAGCGTATAAATATAATCAAAAGGAGTAAGCTATGAAACCTTTGTGGGAAATCTATAAGGTAAAAACTACCACTAACGAAGTTCACTGGATATTAGATGGACAACTCGTTAAATCACCCATCGTATTTTATGGGTTAGAAAATTTACATATCTTCATGGAATCATTTCATGAGATTAATAAAGTGCATACTCCGACTAAAGTCCGGTCGGGGGATGCATCAACACCAAAGCACCCATATGATAGGGATGATCAATATTGGGAGGAGACACAATCATGATGGATGGACACAAAAGATTAATGCTTGAAAAACAAAAACTTGATGAGCTTGCCGCTGAGTCTACAAGTATGAAAGACTTCGCTAGTAAGTTAGGTTTCACATATATAACTGCTAGGAATATTGCTGAGTTATACGGTGTGACCGTTCCGGATGGTAGAGTAGGTGTAACTAAAAGCAATCAAGTTGCCCGAAACGCAGATATTTATAATCTTAGACAAATTCATGGTTTGAGTTATTCTGCTATCGGTAAAAAATATGGTATTACCAGACAGCGAGCGCATGGTATTTATAAAGCAGAGCACAAAAAACTTGCACTCACCATGTAAATAGGTATTATTAAATATGGTTTTGTTTACAGAAAGGAGCTAACCATGACACAAGAAACTATACTAAAAAACCTTGATACTTTTAAAAGCTGTGCTCATGATGCACATAATTTATCTATGGGTATTACAGACCTTGCAGAAGTTTATGCAGAGACAGCTATGCTTATTGAGTATATAAAAGCTAAGTATCCTCAAGCTTATCAAGAAGCTATGTTGTTTGTTGAAAAGCATAATCAAGAAAAAAGGGAGGCTAATAGTGGTTGATTATTTTATTGATGATGGGTGGTTGCGTGTATGCGACTTACCCCCTCACGGCTCTCCAGCCGATCGTGGTAGTGCTGACCGTTATTACGGTCGGCCTTGCCGACCACATTATTATCCGGATGGCACATATAAGGGACAACGGATTGAGTTACCCTTTATGACACAGCAACAAGTGGAGGAATACACAGATGCTTGGGAAAAAGAAGAAAGTCGCAAAGACTACATCGGAGCTTATACGTCTACACATATTGAGTGCGACACAACCACGGAGGAATATTAAATGGACAGAAAAATTACTGAGACTCCTCTTCCAACGGACTTAGAGTATATTTGTTGTTTTGATTGGGCTGAGCCTACTAAGTTTGAAAGAGAGGTATTTAAAATTCACCCAGATAATACCAACGCTCGTATTAGTTTTCGTAATAACGGTAGCCAAGTTTGGGTTATTGAGTGGAATAATTTACGTATTTATGAGTGCGAACAAGATTATTACCATGATAAACAAACAGAGGTTCAATCTTCTTACTTACGAGTTAAACATAAAAAATGGAATAGGGGTTGACAGTCACCTCCCATTCGGTGCGAGCACTAAGTTTGTCGTTTCCTTAATGCTGTAGATGCCAGAACTATCACTTCCCCCATTGTATTCTCATACTCTGGTGATAGGAAGGTAAAGCAATGACTGTCGTAATTAATTAGTTGTAAATCTACAGAACACTTAGACATTATTTAGTTTGTTTATAATGGGTCACACTTTAAAATATATATATAACTTTAACTTCGCAGAAAGGAAGATTGATGTCAGATACTAAACGTAAAACATGGGCTTATGTCTATGGCGATGAGTGTGATTTTTTATGGGAGCATTTTGGTATGCCAGACAGGGATCCACTAGACCGTATAAAAATAAAACTTATTGGTTATCAAACGAGTGAGGAAGTTGAAGAGGAGCTCGGAATTAGACGACCGAGGATTAACAGATGTTAGCTGAAGCTGTTACATGTCTTGCCATGAATATTTATTTTGAAGCAAGAAACCAATCTACTATCGGGCAGATCGCTGTTGCACAAGTAACAATGAACAGGGTGCGTGATGGACGTTTCCCCGATACTGTGTGTGATGTAGTAAAACAAGGTCCAACATATACATGGAAACCTACTTATCCAATCAAACACAAATGTCAGTTCAGTTGGTGGTGTGATGGTAAAGCGGATAAGCCAACAGATACAACTGCTTATGAGAAAGCTCGTCTTATTGCCTTAGGAGTTTACCGAGGTGACTTAGATGATTTTGTAGATGGTGCAACGCACTATCATGCGACGTATGTTCTACCAGAGTGGTCAGAGAGCAAACAATATGTCGTACGGATTGATGACCATATTTTCTACAGATGGGAGTACTAACATGGGTAGAGTAAAAGCATGGGCGATGGAACAACAAGAAGATATCCAAGCTCAATTTATTGAGGGCAAAATAAACTCTAAAGATTGTACTATCTTATTAGAATCTACAGGTATGGATATTGAGGAGATAGAAGTTTTTATAGATGAGAACATGGCAGAGAATGCGAAAGCGATGACGTATAATGTGCTCGCGCGACAGTAAACTGCTAGTTTGGTGTACATCTTACCTTATAATATACATATAACTAACTAAGGAGATTATTATGAAAGAAAATACATATCATCAAAAACATTATACCTTTGGTGAGTGGGTAACACACATGGGTCGGGAGTCTTGGCTACCTGAGTGTCCAACAATACTTCCCGCAGACTTAGCAGATAGTCGCGACTGGTCGCTAATTGGTTGGTCAAAAGTATGCCCCGAACTTAGCATTTATGAGGCTAAGTTAAATGGCTATCACTATATTATCAAACAATTTAACGGTGGTGATTGTACATGGGATGTCACACGTATGCCACTTATGGATTCGGAGGTTTAAAATGAAAGAAAATATTATTGAAACATTTGCCGATGTATGTGCAACGTATGAGTTTATGGGCAACCCTCCACTCGTTACTGAGCATACCTATCATCAAGAGATATTAGGGTACAGTCATAACTGGACACATGAGCTTACCCTTGTAAGGATTGAAAAACCTATAGATGATGTAGCACGACACCCTAAAACAGAGTTGTACTTATTGATGCACCACATGATTCACAATGTCACACGTGCCATCTCCCATCAACATTCTATACGGATTGAGTGTACGGATAGTGCAGATGCAGATGATTTATTTCTATATGTACATGAGTTTGCTAACGACTTCCCATATACTCATCACTCAGCTGTGGAGTTTGCAGAATGATAGTGTTTGCAATCATAGGTGTACTTGTCATGCTCTGCTTTATAATGTTGTCAAGATGAACAAGTAAGACACCCTTATTACACATCTTACTATATATTATACTTAGGCAATACTGCCACAAATCTAAATGGAGGTCTAAATGGGTAACATAATCAACTACCACTTAACAATCGCTAAAGAGTTACGCTTAAATGAGTGGACTAAAAAACTCGGGCAACAACATTTCAGTGTTCCTAACACTCCCACAACAATATGTGGGATGCCAATGCTCGGTAATAATTATGCTTCAGTTTACGGTCAAGAAGATAAAACACCTTGTCCTGAGTGTGAAGAAAATATGGCTTTTCGGCTTGATTGCTTAAACCAAGATATTTAGGAGGTTAACATGGGTTTAGATCAAAATGCTTTTATAGGCGTAATAACAGAAAAACGTACCGATCCAGAAACAGGACAAGAGTATGATAAAAAAATTATACAGGAAAGTTTCTATTGGCGCAAACATGCTCGCCTCCAAGAGTTTATGGAAGATCGGTGGGTGCAAAAAACAGGTAGGACAGCCGTAGAGTTAAACTGTGAAGATATGCGACTTACCGAGGAAGATATTAACTTGCTAGAAAAAGCCATACTTGACGGCTACACCGAACATGTTAGTGAGGGTGGTATGTTCTATGGTCACCAATTCCAAGAGGAGTCGGTAAAAGAATATCGTGAGTATGATTTACAGTTTGTGGAAAGAGCTCGTACGGCAATCGCCGATGGTACACACGTCATATATCACTGTTGGTGGTAATCAGTTAAACCCCAAAGAGTCATGGTCTACGGATCATGGCTCTCTTTTTAGTTTTATATATAGAGTAAGAATGAAATATTGAGTGAAGTGAAACAAAAGATATTACAATATCTGATATCTAATATCTGAGTATTCAAATATTTCAATACTTTGACTGGCCGCGCGACATTTTACACTCTTACTTTGTAATGAGTCGATTTTTGTTGTAGACTCTATTATAGAAAAGTAGAGTAAATTATGCCGAAAGCAAAAGTCACACATAAAAACTCTTTGGAAGTCGTAGCAAACCCTCGTGTGGAAACAGGGCTAACTCCTAAACAGGAAAAGTTTGCTATGATTTATGCTACAGAAGACCTAACCCAAACTGAAGCCGCATTACGAGCAGGATACGCTGAAAGTAATGCCCATGCGATAGCAAGCCGAATGTTAAATGGACGGGACTACCCACAGGTATTAGAAAGAATACGTGTCATTAAAACAGAGTTACAACAAAAGTTTGAAGTTACTTTTGATGGGCATGTACGGAAACTTGCAGAGATAAGAGACCAAGCTATGCAGAACGGTAACTACTCAGCGGCAGTCACAGCTGAAAAAAGTAGAGGGCAAGCGGCAGGACTCTACATAGACCGTAAAGAAATACTTACAGGTAAGATAGACCAGATGTCCCGTGAAGAAGTTTTGGTAGAAATAAAACGTATACAAGAAGAGTTCCCACAGTTACGTGAAGCACTAAGCCCAGCGATTGAAGGCCATGTCAACGAAACCTGAAACTGATTTGTGGCATTCTATCAGGGATGGGACAGCCTGTTTTGACGTGCATTGGACACGTGTAGAAGCATGGTCACTTCCTGGAGTACCTGATTTAAACGGATGTATGCAAGGATTGGACTTTTGGGTTGAACTTAAAGTTCTTACGACAAAGAGCGACAAGAAGTATCCTAAGTGGCGTCCTCACCAAATTGCTTGGCAGAGCTCAAGAACATCGGTTGGTGGAGTAGTTTGGAACTTGGTTCATCATCTTTCCTCCCACAGACTATTATTTTTGGATGGTCGGAACCTAGCAAAGAGATTGATGGAGGGAGATGAGGGAGTCTACGATGGATGGATGGATTACCCGATGGATTATGATGGATGGCGAGCTGTACTAGAACAGGTGACATCACGGCCGAAGTCATAAGACTTCTGGCACGAGGTCATATGAAGTCAGCAAACAAAGTTATCATTATGACAACTTAGGTGTTTACATTGATATGGTAACTGTGGTATCGTTAAGTGTGGCATGTGCCACGTTAATCAACCAACGCTCGTAGAAAGGAGCTCATCATGGCTAAATCAGCTGTTAAAAAAATCGCTACTACCGAAGTTACTTTTCAAGGTATTAAAGATATACCTGAGGATCGTAAAAAGTTGGGTGTCACTGTTGCTGACATCTTTAAGTTCGTGCAGGAAAATGCTGGTGGTAATCCCAATAATGTTGGTATACGTCCAGTCGCTAAACTGGTTGACCTTAAACAGGAGCTACCATTTCCTTTTGAAAGTAAGCGTACACTATATGAAGAAGACGGTGCTAAAAAAGCTAGGCTCCGTGGTCTTGTGGTGTGGCAGTTAATCAACTCTGGTACTAAGCCTATCACCCTTACTGATGTTGACAATGCACATAAGAAAATCAAAGCAAAGAAATATCACGCTTTGTTAGATGCTCTTAACGGTGGGCAGTCGCCATCAGCCAAAGCAACATGGGGAAATAATTATGTTGAGTTATACGTAATCCCAGCTTAACAATCACAAGGTGGGTGGCCGATGGTCACCCATTCTTTTTTGATGGATGGATGGATTGATGATGAAAGATGATGATTCATATATATGGGCATAGTCACATATATAGTCACCAAATAAAATCTTTTCTAATGAACTCAAAAGAACTCATACCTATATACAATTTAATATCCGGTGCTATGGTGGTTTTATAACTTAACTATTAACAAGGGAGTTAATTATGCTTATGAGCTTTTATTTGTTTAGTGTGATAGTAACAATATTTTTTATTACACTTTTTTAATTTAGGGGTTTACATTAATGTAAATATGTTTATTATAATAAGTGTAGCAATACCGCTACATTCAACTTTAACCAAAATGGGGTTTAATTATGGTTAATACTTCTAAAAAAGCCGCACTTGCTTTCCAAGGTGCAAATGGTATCAAACAGCCTGTAGCCGCTCAAGCTATGGTTGCATTTATCAATGCTAACGGTGGTCAAGCTAACTTAGCTTTATTGCTCAACGCTAATGCCGTTAAAAACGGTGTTCTGTTTGGTGGTGGCAAGCTATGGTCAGCTATGCAAGTTAGTTCTAAAACTAACGCTATCAGCGCACGTGGTCAAATACTTTGGGCATGTGTTAACGGCTTGCCTACAGGTCAAGCGGTCACTAAAGCTAACATTGGTAAGCTTATTAATACTAATGTTCCAACAAGCTTTAAACCTATACCGCTAACACAAATACAGCAAGCTCACGCTGTGTATGGTGCTGGTATTACACATAATACTAGCGTTTCCGCTGGCGGTACAGCTAACCAAAATGCTTTACTTGCTATACTTAATGGCGGTTTTGGTATTAGTAACCAAACTGTTAGCACGTATGGTAACGCATACGGCACTATTGTGGCGGTATAACCCCAACAGTTAGCCAAGTGCCAAAAAGGTACTTGGCTAACCTTTAAAACGCTAGTACGGCTGTAAAAAATGGCAACCCCCCCTCAAATGCGACGAACATGTACAAGCACAGCGCAGTACACTTCT